CGTGACTGCTTTGTGCGCCCTGGCCGGCGGCGCCCAGGCTACTATCCTTCTCGACGAAACCGGCATCGGCGGCACCGGCAATAACGTGATTTTCAGTAGCATCGCCAGCTCTAACCTGATCCTTGGTCGCCTCAACGGCCAAAACGATGAGGTCGTAAGGTTCTTGGACCGTTCGGCCTTCAATCCTGACGGCGGCATACTGTCTGGTCTGTTCTCTGGATCAGCCAATGGCAATGACATCAAGATCGTCAACACCAGCGAACTTGATATCACGGTCTTTGACCGCACCAACCTCACTCAGATTACGACCACACGGGACATCTTTTCCATCGTGGGAACAGGCACCCTGCTTATTCGTGCAACGGCCTTGGAGGCGGATGGCACCTTCAAAGACTTCCTGTTCAGCAGCATTCTGAAGAACGGCCAGAATGGCTTCGATCTACAGGCGATCGACGGCGAGCGGATTTGGGATGTTGACTTCCGGGTGGTCGGTGGCTCGATAACCGATTTCGAGCATTTCCGTATCGACGTGGCTCCGGGTCCGTTAGCGGTGCCAATCCCGGCCGTCGGCGCCGGGCTTCCTGGTTTACTCGCCGGCATGGTGGGGCTGGTCGCCCTGCAGCGTCGCCGCCGGCGCAATAGTGTAGCGCACGCCTGACAGGGCCCCTGCCCAACCAAGCGTGTGTGAACGATCGGGCGCAATCCTTGGTGGGCTGCGCCCGATTTAATTTTGGAGGGCACTCATGCCATCACCACGCTGGATCATGACCCTTGCCATGATTGCGGGTGCGGCCAATTTTGCCGGGATTATTTGGGTGCTTGTGCTGGAGCTGTGGCGGTAGCACGCGCATTAAAAAAACGCCTGGCAGGAGCGGTTCTCTGCCAGGCGTCGTAGTCAGCTCATCACGCTGGTCGTGCAACTGACTGACTATAACTCTGATGCGGGGCACGTTCAATCTCCCTCGTCGTCGCCCATCAGCACGCCGACGCCATTGACCGTGATGGCGAGGTCGACGCCGTTCGGGACTGTCAGTGCAATCTCTACGCGCGGCACAATCTCAACGCTCGGCCGAGGGAATAGAGCTTCATCTTGCGGGTCTGGTGGCTCTGGCCTGAACATATCCTGCGGGGGCTTGACCATGTCATCTCCTGATTGAGCAGCGTTCCATTTGGACAATTGTTCTTGCCAAGTTGCGGCAGGCGGTTTCGGCATTGATCGCGTCTATTTCGGCTCGGCTGTAACTGCGCTCTGGAATGAACGGGGGCCGTATTAGCTCGCGCTCTGCTACCACACGGTTTTCGGTAACGATGCCGCAACCGGACAGCAGGATGAGCACCAGCAGGATAGGCATCATAGCCTCAGTGGCGTCACCACGCCCAACAGTCCGGCGATGACCCACACCACCACTAGCACCACAATGACCGTTATCAGCACCTGTATCACCCGGTGCCACTCGGGCGGCATAGGCACCAATGGCAGCAGCGCCTGCACTGCGTACAGGATCACACCGAGCACAATAAGCAGCAGCACGATCGATATGAGTGTCCCAATCATGCGAGGTTCCCCCGGATGTCAGCATTGTGGGCGCCCGTGTACACGAACTCCTGCTTGGTAAAATCCCAATTGCCGAACGTGCAATTGCCCCAGCCGTACACTGCCCAGTTGGTGGGGCCGCCGGGGAAGTAATACTCGTAGCCGGCATTGTCGCCGAAAGCAGATCCACCAGGAGCTCCTGGGCCGCCACCGTCACCGCCGCCGATCGCGCCGTTGTTGTCGGCACGAAACCCGGTGCCGCCGCTTTCCGTGGTGCCATCCAGCGCCGGGTGCCACCAAGGTTCGCTTGGGCTGTACGGATACTGGTCGCCGGCCAAACCGGGATTGTAGCCGCAGCCGCCGCCGCCGGCCTCGCTCAGTTGCCCGTTGTAGGCCCAAATGGCGCGGCCACCACCACCACCGCCGGCAAAGATCTGCGCACCGTTGGTGACGAGATTGATTTGCCGATCAACGTACATGCAGGGGCCGCCGCCCTCGCCGTCACCTTGAAACCCACCGCCCTTGCCGCCGGCGCCCTGGATGCGGCCGTAGATGATCATGTTGAGCGTGGCGCCGACCGGCATGTCGCCCCAGCCGCCGAGCTGGCAGGCCCAGGCGCCAGTCGACGAGGCGCCGATGTAGACGCCGGGATTGATAACAAACAAAACCGTGTCGAATGGTGCGAGCGTGTAGCCCCAGGCGTTGTAGGTGGCGCGCAGATTTATATCGAAGGCATTGCCGGTCCATGTCACCACCTTGGGTGCGGGCTTCACAGTACCCATCATTTTGGTGAGGCCGGGGATCATCGGCTCATCCGTGATTTGGTGTGTAGGTGCAAAAGATCCAACTATTCGGGTCATAGACCCAATAAGACATGCAGTCGCTGCCGCCGCTATGCACCGGCTTTACGCCGTTAGGAAATTTCCAAGACGTTCCCCAATAGCCAATAGCGCCGTAGATGTAGATGCAGCCTTTTTGCCCCTGTTTAGCGTTGATCGGGTTCCAGATATTGCCGCCGGGGATGACGAAGTCGAAGCCGGCGGCGAAGTCTATTTGCTGACTGGCACCAAGCCCCACAATTCCGGCAGCCGCCCACACGGCGCCTGGCGTCAACATCTTGCTGGGTGCGCTGTTTGATCTGAACTCAGCAGCCGATGCCGTTTGCGGCAACGAGCTCGTCGGCGCCTTCAATGCAAGCTTGGCGTCGTAGTCTGTCCGTAGTGCGTCGTCGGCCGCCTTCATGTAATCCTGGCGGATTGCATGATTGGCCAGTGGCGCCGGCGAGGCAGGCAAATCGAGCGGCGCATTGGTGGTCATCTGCGCGCCGTCGTGGCCAAAATACTTTCCGGCGTTGCCGTAGAACGTATAACCGGTGGTCGGCGCCGCGGTCCGCGTCATGATCAAGTCGCCGGTCATGCTGTCGCCGCTGACGTTGACGAACAAATCATTGCTCTCGGTCACGGAGCCGACTTGCATGCTCCAGCTGCCCCACACGCCGACCCGCTTCTGCCGCACATATTTTCTGCCGGGGTTGGTGGCGTCGTCGAGCGAACGGGCCTCGATGATCATCTCGGCCGGCGTCGCGCCGACGTAGCAGATGCCGGCATAGGCGCCGGTGGTCGGCGCCGCGGTGGCGCCAGGTGCGCTGTAGAACGAGCCGGCCACAAACAGGTGGCTGTCGTAGTTGGTGACCAACTGCTTGGCCATCTCGCCGCTGAGTGCCGCCAGGGCGTCGGCCGCGTTCTGGGCGCCAGTGCCGCCGGCAATGATCGGCCGCGGCGCATTGAGGTCCTGCGCCACGTCGTTGATGTAGCCGTTGTATTTTGCGCTCTCGATCGTGGTATCGGGGATACCCTCGGTGCCGAGCGGATTGTAGAAAATCCCTGAACCGTCACGTGGCATTTACGCCCTCCTCACCGAAATCCTGCGGGTAGCGGTTTTTTGCGCTCGACGCCGCCTTGGCTCGCCGCCTGGCCAATGCCGGCACCCATGAAGCCCTGCGACACCAGCTGGTCGACGATAGCGGCCCGGGCCCGCTTGTCCGGCTCCGAGGCCAGTAGCTGCGGGATGATCTGCTGCAGTCGCTGCGGGTCGGTGGTCGCCATGATCTGCGCAATGCGGTCCCGCGTCGTGTCGGCCTGGTGCGCCATCAGCTTGTCGTAGCCGCCGGCGATCAGCTTTTCGAAGCGGCCCCACAGCGGCTGGCCGACGTTGGTGCTGCTGCCGGAGCTCGCCTCCTGCGCCTTGGCCGCCTCCATGCGGGCCGCAGTCTGCGAGCCTTCGACCACCTTCTGGAACGTGTCGCGGCCACGCCGCTCGTTGCGCAGCACGGCGGCGAGCTGATCGGCCCGCTCCTGGCCAAACATGATGGCGAGCTTCTGCGAGTTGTAATCTTGCGGATTGGCCAGCACTTGCTCGAGCGCCAGGAGGTCGTTCTTCTTGGTGCCGACGATGCGGTCGACCTCGGCCCTGGCCGCCTGGCCCAACCGATATGGTTCAAGCGACGGGCCCGTCGCGGTGCCCTTCGGCGTTGCCGCCTCCCGCAGGGTGTCGCGAAATTCCTCCGGCCGCTGCACATTGGCGCGATCGGTTTGAAAGATGCGGGAGCCAGGACTGTCAGGCTGCAGGGCCCGCTCCTGCGAGCCTAGCTCGGCGTACCGGCTGTCGAGGTCGCGGATGCCCGGCACCTTGTCCTGCAGCTCGTCGGTCAGGACCCGCTCAATCCGTTCCAGGGTCGGGTGATTGGCCACCTCGCCCGGGTCACGCAGCCGCTCGCGGACGGCGGTCCGCACTGCCTGGATGCGGCCCGGGTGCGGGTCGAGCACGCCGGGGTTGGTCGGGATCTCGAGCTGCCGGCGGATGCCGTGAATGGTGGTTTCGTTGTGGCCGGCCGCGTCGCTGAGCATGCCGACCAGGCGGTTGTCGATGCCCTGCGTGTCGATCGCCCGGGCATTCTGCAGCACCTGGCGAT